CCATCTGTTGAGCGAACAGGTCTTTCTGAGCCTGAAAGGGATCGAACGCCCCAAATGCCCCTAAAGCCTGTTGGGTTACATCACCAAACGCCTGCTGCTGGGGTTTTATTGCACTTAAGTCGGCTTGAAACCTGCCTAAAGCTTGTGCTCCTGATCTTAGCCTACTTCTAGCTGCTGCTGCGCCCATGATCTACCTCGCAATGTATCTTGTCTATTGTTACGCAAATTGTTTCTCGTGAGTGGTTAGTTTTCAAATGGTTATCCATTGTTTGATCTGTGATGACATAAGAAATTAATGCTGATAGTAAAATATAGGTAATCATGTTCCAATCCAATGCCCTTGAAAATAGGTTAATTTAGAATCCGATGAAGGCGTTAATGTTTCTGTTGTAAACGCATATATTTCAAAATAATCTGTTGTTCCGTTAGCTGTAACAATTGCGGATATGTCTGCTTGTGAAAAATCTGCATTGTCTATAGTTGTGTCCCCCCTACTACGTCTAATAGCAGAACCATTTTTATATATAGTTATAACTGCGTAATCCTGACCTGAACTCCATCCAGAAAAATATACTGAACCTGTAAGCAAATATTTCCCTGCTACTGTAGGCGTAAATCTATAATTAGTACTACTATCGAAATCAGAATTTGTATCAAACTCTTCAGTGTCCCATGTTATTTTTGTGTATGAAGATGCAGAGCATGATGGCGGAGACGCACAAGAAACGCTAAAGCTGGATGAGTTTATTGTAGGGGTATTTATTGTAGGTGAAGTTAAAGTCTTATTCGTTAAGGTTTGGGTATCTGAAATTCCTACAAAATCACCGGCAGGAGTCGCTAATCCAGTATCTACCAAGTCCCCATTAACGTCTTGCTCTATGACATTATTAGCGGTAGGAGAGGCGATTTTATTCGCTTTAGTGGCGATAGCAGTTGAAATAGCGGTATACTCAGTATCCTGATCTGCCGCCGCAACAGTGTCTCCGGTTGTTTTTGTAAAAGTTTTTGTATAATCACTCATGCTGCACGTCCCGTCTTGACTAATATATTAGATCGTTGAATGGCGAATAGATTAGAATTTACCGTTGTCTCTATTCCGTATCTCATGACTTGCCCTGTTTTCGTGAGTGGTACTTTAGCTTTATAGTAGGCGTTATCAGTTCCATACACATCCGTACCATAAACAGCAGTACCATAAACGGAAGTGGTGACAGTAGGAACAGTAGAAGAATAACTTTCTGCCGTAGCGAGGTCGTCGAAGTCATAAGCCCATATTGTAGTAATAGTCTGTCCACTAGCACCCAAAATGTCAGTATGTAGCTTTTTAGGGATCTTGATTAGATCAGAGCCGAAATCAGTCCATCCTGAGTGCCAAACTACCGAATATGTACTTCCTCCGGTTCCATCGTATAAATAATTATCTAAATATTCATAATAGTAAGCCACATAACCCACAGCGCCGAAGTAAAGCTTTTGTAGTTGAGTTGTACATAAAGCATGGTAGGTGACGTTCCATTTAGTGACTCTTGCAGAACTATCTTGCAAAAACCCGCGCGTATCGAAACAATAAACCTCCCCTGTAATAGGTAGCGAAAGAAGATAAAACCCTTCTTCGTGAGAATAAGTCGAACGTACCCTGTCAAGGTCTTCATTATTGACTTCAGAGATAAGATGCCTTCTTACATTTTTAGAGAGCTCTCTCAAAGGCATTGACTTTTCCTGGATAGTCCTACCTAACGACCTGATGCCACTTGCAGATAGAAACCACAAATCCCCACCGACTTGTTGTACGGTATCTCTCGCTACACACCCTATACCACCGATATTCTCAACTTGGGAGAATGTAGAAGCTAAATCCCACGGGTTTTGGAATATCGTGATAGAGTCTTTACCGAAAATAACTAGATTCCCGTTGAACTCTGCCAATCCTACTCCTACGTCCATTCCGTACAACCAGTTACTTGTAAGGTCTACAGCTACTGTGTTCCATCCTGTTTCATCAAGAGAGTCGCTTGCTAAAACTGAAGTTCCGTCTATGACGAAAATCCGCCCAAAGCTCGCTAGAACTTCGTTTGCATTAACTGAAGGCTGATTTGTCCCTGAGAGAGAAATCTTGGCAAAACTACCCGTTATACTAGAAAGAACAACAGGGTCGTGATGTTTCTGGAAACCCACGCACTTTCCATTAAAGTTCTGGAATTTCCAGTTTCCTTTTGTTGGTACAGCGGTTCCCGTAATATCGGTTAAAGAAGTACCGCTTATCTTGTATATTTTAGTATCCGTACACACTATATCTAGTGTCGTGCCAGAGGCGTCGATATATTCAAATATCTGTACAATGTCTTCGGTCGCGGTAGAAGCGTTGACTCGTTTAGAGCCTTTCCTTGAAGCTAACCTTCCGGTTATGTCAAAAACTAAATTATCGGCTCGAATACACCACTCCGGGCCTAAAAGAGACTGAGAAGCCTCCAGGTTAAGTCCATAGATCCCAGGATTGGAGATCATTATATTCTGAAGTTGCTTACTCAACGATCCAGTCCATCTCGTAAGGGTGATTACCTGCATCAAGCGCAATAGCATCACCCAAAGCCTTATCGTACTGACGTTGGGCTTCAGCGTACATCAAACCGCCGTCTTCGCCACGTTCACTCAAAGCTCTCGCATACGCCCCCAAAAGAACCGGGTAATCTGGAACGGTAAGCTCAGTATCACTCGCAGCTAAGTCGTCTTGAGGAATAATCATGTTAAAATTAATATTATAAGCACCATCAGGGATTGGATATAAGTTTACAATCGGATCGCCACCTGATTGACCGTTTATGTCATACCAGAAAGGTTTACCGTTTTGAGAGCCATTTTGTGTCAACCAGCGATTCATGTAATTATATGAACCCTTTTGGAGATCATAGTCTTCAGTATCGTTTATAACTTGTAAAATCCTGTACCTGTCACCACCACCAGCTAAAGTATATTGATACGTGCCTGAAGCGGTTGTTATTTGCACTGTCGAGCGAAGCTGAGTCCAATTCCAGGAGTCCTCTACTTCCCTTTTAACCTCATTTACAAAATCACCAATCAACGTCGAGTAATCTGAGGTATTGTAAGCAGCGACAGTATCTTCTCTTAACCTCCGAAGTACAGCGTTGATAATCTGTAAATAAGTCATCTATCCTCCAAAAAGAAAGGGGAGCCGAAGCCCCCCCGTTCATTTACCAGTTAGGTCTACCAACTAACAGTTTAATCTGAGTAGGAGCAGGCGTATCGCTCGATCCAGACGCATTTGTCACTGATAGAGTAACTGTGTTTGCAGCAGAAACAGATGGGTTGAAGAAGAAGATATTTTCCTCGGCATCAACATTGAAACCATAGGAAATAATATGATCTCCAAGAGCAACACCTGGTACTGTAATAGCACCACTATCCTCCGCAGCAGCACCAATAGCCGCGAATGAAAGTGTAGCCGTTACGGTAAACATCTCGGAGTAAGCACCCTGAAATTGTTTACTACCCTGTTCCTTTTTTGTTACGGCACTAACTGTAATAGCCATGATTACCTCCTACGCCGGTACGACGAAGGCGATTCCGGCATTATCTCGTAGCTCTGCTACTCCGTAGATTGTGTCAGAAGTCATCAACGTACCAAGGTACTCTTGTTTGTACTGTACCTGAGAACGAATAGACTGTTGCTCAGCGTGAACCAGAGCATCCTTGTGAAGGATCATACCAGCACGATACTTGGTATCACTACCTGAACTCCAGTCCACAGTCAGACTAAATTCATCTGAGTAAGCAGATGTAGTCGGAGATGTAGAGCTAAAAGTCACAGACTGAGTAGATGTAGTGGAGTTGACGTGAATCCACGGGCAAGCAGTAGAGACATAAACCTCTACTCCGTAAATATCACCCAACTTACCGTTACGGATTGAGTTACCCATACCGGCTTCACCGACAAATGCCTGTTCAGTAAAACGAGAAAGCCCCAAAAGGACGTTTTTCTGACAAGGCGGCAGAATGAGAGCGCGTTCACTGAAAGGAACGTCTGCATCATCCAGAGTCTGAAGCATCTGACGGATAGCAGCATCGGTAAGGTCAGTACCGTTACCAGTACCAGCAGCACCAGTAAATGTAGTAGAGCCGTCACCACCAATCACAGCAGCTTCATACAGGTTGGTAGCACCTGAAATAGAACCGCTCTGAAGGGTTGCGCCCAACAGATGTAGGTCACGGTCTACGCGAGTAGCGAGAGCGTACCCTGAATCATCCGTGTGGAACTGGCGGAGTGAAGGCATTGACTGGACTTTGATAATGTCTTCAATCATTACCGAATACTCAAACCACTTGTTAATTGAAACCTGAACTTCTGTAGAGTTGTTCTGGTTCAAAGTGACCTGAGAACCGACTGTTTTGGCATTAGCAGAGCCACGAGTCGGTTTTGGAATGTGGATGGTATCTCCACGCTTGTTGGAGTGGTTGATTTTACTAACAAGGTTCGCTACAACCAGGTTAGCCTTGTATGCCGCAATCGTGTCATCGCTCCAGAGTTCCTACTTATCCTTAGATAAGCTCGACTATAGCATCGCAAGTATTTTATCTTGCGCCTTTTCACTTAGCCTGTGCGGGTCACCTTTTTGTAGCTTGAGTTCCTCTTTTAACACTTTTGCAGTTTCAACCGCAAGTCCTGTTTTCAGATTATCAATGCACCAGATAGCTAATTTCATCTGTTCGTTCTTGATAAAAGTATGCTTAAATAAGTTTTGACAAAAAGCCCTAACTTCTGTTTTAGCGTACAATCTCCAAGTATACGTGGGTTTCCAGTTTGCATTTGGGTATTCCCGCCTGTAAACTTTACCACCGTAACTGTTGTGGAGCATATCAATAACGTGCTTTGAACTTTCCGTAAGAGTTAGCTCGATTCCGATTTGAGGATAAAAGATAATGCTTCCATCGTCTTTTTTCTTTTTGCGAAGGTTTAATTTAATACAGCCTTCACCATCCATCAGACCTGCTACGTATTTCCAAGGTAGTCGCTTCATTAGGTTTATCTCCTAGAACGCGATAGTGGATTTATATTTTTAGTGTTCCCTCTGATTCCCTATTATACAGGGTTCCAGTTATTCAGAAAAGGTTTTACATCCCCAAATTAATGGTTAGGGATAAACTCTTGAATAGATGCAGATGTATTGGCTAGATGGTTTGTACCAAGAGCCATTTTCTATCTCCTTAAATTAAAATCAGGAGGATCAACGGACCCTCCCTTCTTTGTAAGCAAGCATGATCTCGTCTTGCATTGAGTTATAGCGATCTCTATCCGTCATCCTGAGTTTTAACAGGTCAGCCCTACGGTAGATCTTTTTACTGATAGAGCCTGAAGAACCGCTTTCAGTCACAGCATCCTTGAGTTTACTTTTACGGTCAGTTTCAGCAGCTTCCTTGTTCAAGTTATGTGTATCTTTGTATAACTGGAAAAGTTCACCACCAATTTCGTAATCGTATTCCGTGTTTGCCTTTTGAAAAAGATCAGACCTTACCCGTGAATCTGATACCCATTTTTGGAAGCCTTCGCTATTAACGATAGATTCCCAATCAGGATGTTGAGATTCAAAGTTAAGTTTGGATTTTTCTCTTGCAGACTGAAGAAGTTGCCCTTCTAACTGCTTAATCCTCGGATTGGATTCGAGTGCTTTGTCAATTGACCCAACAGGGTCGTCTACAAGATTATCGAACGTCAGCGGTGGAGTGTTATTGTCGCTGATTTCTTCCTCTTGTTTGTCGAGTTGCTGTCGTATGAAGTCATCTGTTAATTTTCGGAGTTCACCAACTTCGTTGGACTTCCTGCCAAATTCCTTTTCAAGTTCTGAGTAAGAGCTAACAATGTCTTCAATACTCTTGCCTTCAAACTTCTTTGGAACAGTAAACGCGGGTTCTTCCTCTTTTTTATCAGGGGATTCCTCATTTACATCCTCTCCATCTAGCTTGTTTAAATCAACAAGTTCTTCTGACTGCTCGGTCATGATTGCTCCTGCCTTTAAGGTTATAGGAAATGGGGTTTTAGTGGAAACTACGTTAGTGTAATTTACCGCCCCGTTCATGGATTCTAGCCCATCTTTCATAAGCAGTCGGGTATCCTGGATCGGTTCCGTCTAGCTTAAAGTTAAGGCTATACACCATATTTGCTTCAGATTGACACATAGGGCATTTTGTGTGCTTCACTGTGTTGTCAACCATTTCTTCAAATTCGTTACCACATTCGCATGAAAAATCTTTAATTACTTTCATCTTCTTTCTTTAACTGATAGGTTTGTTTCGTCATTTCCTGAAAATGCTCTACCCATTCTAATGCGCGGATAAAGCCTCTCCTTTCAGCGATTCCGGCTTCGGTTTGACATTCTTCCCATGCGGTTTTTATCAGGTCTTCTTTATATTTAGTTGCGTCTCTTACGAATATTAACCAGCCTTCAGTGTCAAAAGTCTTGAATAGTTCTTCAAATTCATTCATCTAATTGCTGTGCCCTTTTATTTAGATAATTAATGATTTCCTTGTTGACTTCTGCTTTTTCCTTATCTGGCGCGTTATATACGATAATGTTTTCTTTTTCTGTATTTTCAACAGGCTGAATTGGTGCTTCATTAGCTGCTTTTAATTCCATTTCCTTGATTTTTACTTCCTTCTGGGCGTTAATCATAGCGACTTCTTTGTCAGTATCATTACCCATTTTTTCAAGCATTACTTTTAACTCAGCATTAAGCATTGCCTTATTAGAATCACTTGAACCGTTATCCTGAGATTCTTTCTGGGCACGAGCCAGGTTATACATGATCTCGGATTCAGTCTTCTTGTTATTCAAAGAAGCAGACTGAAGTTCGAGGGCTTGTACTTGCTGTTGGACTGGATCAGGTTGTGGGTTGAGGATTTTATCCATCATTCCGTCAATGACCTGAAGCATTCTTTCTTTCTCGAAAATAGCTGAATTTTCATAGAATGACCGAATTAGCATCCAGTATGCTGGAGAATCTGCTGGTACTGTTTTCATCAAGTTAGCCAGATTACTTTGCTCTAATTCTCTAGCCATTATCCCCAACGTAGAATAAGCGATAAACTTAACGTCTTTAATCGGGTATCTATCGGGGTCGAACTGCATATACCGCCACATGGCCTTATGAACAAGAGGTTCGATAAGGTTTTCCTCGATATTCGCCATTGTCCGCTTGGAGCGTTTGATCGCCCCACTCTGGATCATGGACATCCCGGAGGCGGTTTGATTTCTAGGCTGTGATCCAGTTCCAGTGGCGGAGTCCATCGAACCTGTACCCATCTGGATCATTCTTTCCAGTTCACCAGCTTGAGGGAAGGTATTGCCTGAGACTGCACCAAAGTTAAACGGCATCAAGACCTGCCTGGGGTCGCCGGTTGTCAGGACTGTTCTCCCAGGTCTTACGGAAAAATTCTCCCCGCGTGGGATTTTAGTCGAATCAACACCCACCATCGGGTGAATAGCAAGAGCCATCGCATCTATACGACCCCTTAATTCGGCATCAAGGGCTTTTTGAGGGTTGTAACCCTTCTCCGCAATCCCCCTCCCCCAGAACCGATTAGGAACGGTGTCATGTTGATAGGACATGAAACACCTGTCACCCATCATGTAAGGATTCTCGACAGATTTTAAAACGAGTCTATCGTTGGCAATTGTTACAATAGCTTCGATAAGTTCGTCTTCTTCTATGTCAAAATTATCATCAACACCAAGATCAGCGAGTTCTTCGTCTTCGTCAAGCTGCGCTTCGTCGAATAATTTCTTAGGGACTAAACCGTGGTACTCAACAATCCGACATTTATTGTCATCCTTTGTGTATTTTGACTCTATATCATCAACAATGATCTGTTCTTCAGAATAAGACCCCAGATAGCCTTTTTTATAAATCCCCAGGCGTTGTTTTTCAATGATTACGTGTTTGGGGACGATCATATTGTGAGACATACCCATAGCTTCTTTAATGCTCCTCGCTAATGGGTCGATAGCGAACTCCATAGGGTTTACAGCGAGCAATTTAACGGTGATTTTATTTATAGTGTCAGTTAAGGGACCGAATTGACCGCTCTGGATGGTTTTTTCATCCATTTCCTCTACTACGAGCTTCCCAATCCCGGTTCCGTAGATAGCACCGTTTAAAAATATCTCACTTAAGGCCGATCTAATCCCACTTTCGTCTAAATCTTCCGTAAGAAGGTTACGAATGGACATAATATCTTCGTCATTCTCGTCCTTTACGTCGTCACTGACGTCAAACCATCTCCCTCGACCGAAAACAGCCTCTTCCTGTTCAGAAACAGCGACTTCTATTGCTTGTGAAAGCGCCGGTGAGATGAGTTTACTTCTCTCGGAGTTACGAGTTTTGTCATTTTCAGACCAGATCCCTCTCCAGAGACGGTAATATTCTTCCCACTTTTCTTTAAAGGTCGTATCACGGTATTCTTCCCACGAATTTACGTGATAAAGAATCCACGCCGCAAGATCATCTATTTTAGTTTCAGTCTCAAAATCCATCAGTAACCAGCCACGCTATCCATTGGGTCGTAATCATCGACCAGAATATTCGGATTATAGGCAATCGTCGCTAATTGGTCGGTATAGGCGATCGCGTCGATAAGATCGTCATGTGCTAATGGATTAGGAAAATCCATTAACTGATCTATTACCTTTTTATTCCAGTTGCCTTTCACTAAATGAAATCTCCCGTGTTGCATACGACCTTGAAGTGCCCATAAAATTCGTTCAGTTTTCTTCTTTCCACCGTGAGTCAGGCCTTCGATATGAGGAAAGACGTTTAATCTTCGCATCTGGTCCTCTAAATACGGCATGATGGCGTTTTTAAGAGAACCGCTTTCAATTCCTATCGCAATGGGTGAGTGGTCCCTGGCGGCTTTTACAATATGAAGTGAGGCTTCTCTAATCCCCCATCTTCCAGAGATAACGTCTAATACGTACCAACCAGACGTATTTACACCCACAACGGCGATAGCAAATTCATCCAGTCGCTTAAGGTTGGATTTAACCATCCCATCACCAGTCCCATAACCAGCAGGATCGCAAGATATATAAATATCCAGATCTGGAGGTGGTGAGTCGATAACCTTGATTTCATTTTCCTTAAACGCCCCCCCTCCAGCAGCTTCAAACGAAGCCTCGAACTCTTGTCTAAAAGCATCACTAGACATCGTATTACGGGCTTTCTCGACTTCTTTCGGGTCGATCATCGGGTTATCTGTAGAGTTAAACTGAAACGCCTCCCATTCCGGTTCAGAATGAGACATCATCCATAAATCGTAAAAGTGATTCTTTCCTTCAGGGGTTCCGATGAATAAAGCATTACCTCTCACGTCAGAGAGTGTAGGTCTTATAATCAGATCCCACACCTCCGGCTTCATGAAGGCGTATTCATCTAACACGACGTAAGATATCCCCACCCCTCGTAAAGTGTCTGGGCGGTCAGAACCTTTTAGTTTGATCGTTCGTCCATTTAATAGACGGATGGTTGCGGTGTTTTCCAGGGTGGAGTCTATTAAGTCTCTACCAATGTTTTTTAAGAGATTCCAGAGAATATCTTTGGCTTGCTGAAAAGTCGGAGCTATATACCAGACTTCTTTATTTTTTAGCGAGATTCCGTCTCTTTCTTCTTCCAAACCCGCCAAAAGTAAGCAAATGGCGGATAAATAGGATTTCCCGGCCCTTCTCCCGGCGGCGCAGACTTTGAAACGGGCTTTTGACTGGAATACCTCTAACTGTTTAGGGTGGAGGTCAAAATTAAGCTCCATCGTCCAGACCGTAAGAGATTTCAGCTAAACCTTGTTTCATTCTTTCCTCCGGTGGTTTTCCTGCCTTATAGTAATCAGAAACAGGTTGATACACTTTGCCGGGCCACTTTATTAGAATTTCCATGTGGCCGATGTTTATGTTATTGGCCATACAGACTTTGAATCCTTCCTTTCTGAATTTGTGCCAGAAATGAATATCATCGTCTATCTTTCCTTCCTCCCACTTTCCTTCATCGTTAGGAACACCGAAGAACCACGGATGGGGGAGTTTTTCTAACGCAGACACTTTTAAAAGAGTCAGTCCGAAGTGACCTATATCCGTTTCGACTAATTCTTTACCATTAGGAAGTCTTAGAACGTCGTAATCCACCCCTCGCATACTCTGAACGGGAAAGATCGCGTCTGCATCCGATTTACGAGCGAGTTTGACCAGATTTACTATGTCGTTTACGTCAAAGATAGAATCGTAATCAAGGGTTAGAATCCAGTCTAACTCGTAAGTGTCCAGGTATTTTTGAATCCCATTCTCAAGGGATTGACCCCAAAAGACACCCATTTTGTACTCTAAATGAATGTTTAATTTTGAAAGGGCTGAATAAGCGGCTATGAAATGATCGTTAAACCCCAAACGAGGGACGGTCATTATCGCGGCTATCCTTAATGGTTTTTCCTCTTTTTTGGGGATATTTTTACCCCTGTTACCTTTTCTTGACACGCAGTTCTCCTTTCAGGGCTGCTATCTATAAGTTACAGTACATCCTACATCTGCTGTAGTAGTAAAACCTACGTAAATCCCCGTAGAGACATTCACATCAAGAGTAATTGTGTACCCCCTGAAAGCGGTTGTAGTGAAAGTTTCTGAATAAATCACAGTTCCCGTCTCAGTGAGAGAGTCATAAATAATAATCGACCCCGCCGTAGGAGCTGCGTCTGCACAGGCAAAACTTATCGTATGGATAAATCCCGCCCCGGCTTTTACTTGTGCATCTGCTGTTTGTCGGGCAAAATTAAACCCGTCTTCAATGTAATATGCCATTATCTTTTCCTTTTTGAGGCTTCTATAGCCTTTCGTTGAGGATCACCCGCTTTAACCTTGACCTCTTTTGTGCCCTTCTACGTTAGTCGGTGAAGGGTGGACTTTTATATGTCCGTAGTCTCTTGCGGGACGGGAGATTTCTATTAAACCCGGCCCAGAGTCTCCACCTTCCTTTTTCCCGTGTTGACTACCGCTCAACCGAGTGGCAGATTCAGTGTTTACTGAGATTTTCATCGTCATAGTCTCCAGTTGTGGTTTACAGGACTATCTGTTAATATGCAAGGATGAAACAACGGTGGACTTTTCGCTGCTACCCGACGCCCGAGCAAGAGCAGATTCTTGCCCGCACGTTTGGCTGTACCCGATTTGTGTACAACCGGTTCATCGCCGAACGCACAGCGGCTTACAGCCGTGGCGAACGGATG